ATCCGATGTCCTACCTCAATTATTAAGACTTTCAGATAATATGAAAAATCGTGAATTAAGAACTTGTCCTACTTATTTAGATACCTACAGAACATATAATGACGCTGCTGGAACTTGGAATAATCCTCTCTCTGGTTTTGAAAATGCTATTAACGGAAACAACCCAAACGGAGCTTTTTGGAATGTTGATTTTACAAACGCTGCGGGCGTTGTAATTGCTCCACCCCTTCAAGTTGCTGGAACAACTGCATATACTGTTCATTTAAAATTTACATCAGTTGAAAAACTCATATTATCTCCTTTCTGCTTTTCTGATATTCACGAAAATGAAACTGGGTTATTCGGATTACAAAATATTCAGCTATCTATGAATTTAAACACTTTATCATTAAATGGTCTCACTGGTCGTGTCTTAAGAACAACAAATGTTTACGGAAAGGTTTTATCAAATTTAGCATATAATTCTGGAGTTGCTGCTGGTGCTTTTCAAAACTCCTTTATATCTTGCTTGTTCTTAACTCCATCGCTTTCTCTCCCTCTACCATCTGTTTCTCGTGTGAACTATATGGAATTTCCTCGTTATGTCCAAACAGTAAATCCCACAACAGCAATTGCTTCAGATGCAACTCTCTCAAATCAACAATCTCAAACCATAACTCTACCTTGTATCCCCGATTTAATTATAATTTCTGCACGTCCTACATCTTATACAAAATATGAAGGTGATTGGAATCTACCAATAACTAATATTTCAGTCAATTTTGACAATTTTTCTGGATTAATGAGCAGTTTCACACCACAAGAACTCTTTTCAATTTCTCAAACTAACGGATTAGATATGACTTGGAGTGAATGGAACGGTCAAGCAACTCAAGCATTAGGCGGACTACCCAGAAATCAATTTGTAGGAACTGTCGGAGGATTTTTAGTTCTCAAACCTTCTCGTGATATCACTTTACAAACTGGACAAGCTCCTTCAAATATTGGTAATTATACATTCCAATTTAATTATTCAGTATATAATCCTTCAACATCTCCCGTCGCTGCATATCAATTAGTAGTAATCACTGCAAATAGTGGTTTCTTTGAATCAATCAAAGGTTCTTCAAGAGTTGTAAAAGGTGTATTAAGTCAAAAGGATGTAATTGAAGCTGATGCAAAAGGTGCAATCACAAGAACTGAATTAAATAGATATGTCGGTGGTTCTGTTTCTGGTATGATTAAAGGTTTCTCAACTGGTATTCAAAAAGCAATGCCAGCAGTTAAATCACTTCTACCATTAATTAAATCTTATCTTCCTCCACACGCTCAAGAAGTAATAGGAGCTATCGGCAGAAAAGGATTATCTAAAAGATTAATGTAAAACAATTAAAATTTATTATTTATAAATTTTAATTAATTGTGTCTTCCTAATACTAAAGAAATTTCATCATTTTGTTTCTTTTTTCTATATGATTCTCTATCAAATTGATTTTGTGGTATACTTCTTACTCTATATGGTGAATTTCTCATATCTATTTCTGATGTGTGATTTTTTGAATGTCCCAATCCATATAATCCTTTAAAATTATCTAATGCGTGTCCTTGATAATAATTATATGCTTTAGAACCATAATTTAATGCTCCAAAACTTGGAATATCTGGAGCTAATTTTCTTGCTGTTGGTATTACTTGTTTATTATAAAATACCATTGAACCTAAATTATATAATGGATCATTTTCAGTATAAATTCTTTTAATTTCATTACTTTGTTGACTTACATAATCATAAGGTTGTGAAGCTGGATTATATACAACTGCATTTTTTAATTGAGGAAAATCTCTTTTTAATTGTGCAATAATTGCTCCAGCAAGAGAATGACCAGTTAAATAATAATCATAAATTGATGCTGGATATTTAGTTAATAAAGAATTTACTATTTCTCTATCTTTTTTATATCTATCTGTTGAACTTAACATATTTAAAGCAATCATACCATCAGCACGTAAATCCTCGCTAATTTCTGGTTTTGTTCCTCTAATTGCTAATAATATCGTTTTTTCTGCTTCATTTAAATATGCTTTCACAGTTGATGTTTCTAAGACTAAATTTAATCCATTAATGTTTTTTTCTGCTGTATTTGTTATATTATACGATTGTTTAGATGCTAAAAAGAAATCTTTTTCTGGTGGTTGAACACCATAACCTTGATATCTAAAATGCTTTTTTTTATATGACATATACTAATTTTAGAAAAAATAATTTGACAAAAAGTAGGGATTTATAGAAAATCATAATGATTTTTTTAAAAACCCTACTTTTTGTCAATAAACATTTAAATTTTCAGTTTTTTACTTTAAAGATTTTACAAAAATTAAAAAATATATATAATATATATATAAATATGCCTAACTTAAGTTTTGAAAGATCTAAGGGTTCTATTCCTATTGCACTTGTTAAAGGTGGGGATTATGATAAAGAAGTTTTATTTTTAAATTCTGATGATTCAAAAATCAAAAAACCTAAAAAAGAGATAAATGCATTAAATTATGCAAAAGATTTTAAAAATTTAGGATTAAAAACAAATGAAAGAACAATGATGATGTATAAACTGCAAGAAGCAATGATGAAAGGAATACCTCCAAATATGCTTATGGAAAATGATAACGTAAAAAATTTATATTCTAAAATTCAAGAAGATGATAAAAATGATACATCAATTGAACTTCCAACTGATTCATCTTTTCAATTAATACCAACACCCGATCCAAAAGTTCGTCAAGTTTGGTATATCACGGGACAGTCTGGTTCTGGTAAATCTTATATCGCCCGTGGTCTCGCCGAACACTATAAAAAAATATTTCCTGAAAGAGAAATTTATTTAATTTCTAAATTAAATGAAGATTCAACATTAGACACAATGAAAATAGGAAAACCAAAAAGAATAAATGTTCAATCATTAATAGATGATCCGCCAGATATTAAAGAGTTTGAAAATTGTATGATTATTTTTGATGATTATGATAGTTTTCAAGATAAAATTGGAAAAGTAGTTCAACAGCTAATTGATGATCTTGCAATTCAAGGAAGACACACAAACACAACAATGTTATGTTTAACACATTTCACAACAAATTATAAAAAAACCAGATTGTTATTAGGTGAGACCACAAATATTGTAGTTTATCCACAATCAACATCATCACACGCATTAAAATATTTATTAGGAACTCATTTTGGAATGCCAAAAGAAGAACTTGCAGAACTTAAAAAAATGGGTCGTTGGGTGTCAATAGGTAAGAATTATCCATCATATTTAATATCAGAACATACTGCAAAATTATTACATCAAAAATAATTTTATATTTAAATATTTTATATATTGTATTATTATATATATATAAAATGTCTGTATCAACAAATTCTCAATTAATTAATTCAAATTCATTTAATGGTTTGACATTATCAGTGGTTGGAACTGGAGGAGGTGGTGGTTCAGTTGGACCAGCTGGTCCAGCTGGACCAGCTGGTGCAAATGGAACAAATGGAACAAATGGAACAAATGGAACAAATGGAAAAGATGGAAAAGATGGAGCAAATGGAACAAACGGAATAAATGGAGTAGATGGAGTAAATGGAACAGATGGAGCAGTTGGACCAGTTGGACCAGCTGGACCAGCGGGAGCAAATGGAACAAACGGAACAAACGGAATAGATGGAACAAATGGAACAAATGGAACAAATGGAATAGATGGAAAAGATGGAGTAGATGGAGCAGTTGGACCAGTTGGACCAGCTGGACCAGCGGGAGCAAATGGACCAGTTGGACCAGCGGGAACAGATGGAATAAATGGAACAAATGGAACAGATGGAACAAATGGAACAAATGGAATAGATGGAGTAAATGGAAAAGATGGAACAAATGGAATAGATGGAACAAATGGAACTAATGGAACTAATGGAAGTCCAGCAACATATGATGGTTTATTAAATGATACTTTTATTAATGTAAATGATGCCACAACATCACCATTTGATATTGTTGATGTATCTTCATTTTTATCAACTATTATAGCAAGTAATTGTTTAATGTCTTTTAATATTTCTTTTTCTTCATCTGGAATGCTTCCAGTGCCAACATCTGGATTAATTAAAATATCATTAGTAAGTAATGACGGAAATATAAATATACCTATTATACAATATAGTTTATCAGAAATAGGATTATTTATAACTGCTGGATTTAATTTCTTTGATAATAAAACATTTATAATTCCTCAATTAGAAGCAACACCTCCAACAGCATTAAATTTTAAAGGAACTTTATTTGGTTTAAGTGCTTTAACTGGTTTTGATGTAATAATTGAAGATGTTATTATAACACAAATTATTATAAATTATCCAATTATTCCTCCAATTGTTGCAGTTTAAATATTTGACAAAAAGTAGGGAAATTATAAAAATCATTATGATTTTCTTAAAATCCCTACTTTCTGTCAAAAAACATTTAGTAAAAATTATTTAAATTGATTTAATTAATTTAGTTTTTTATATATTGTAATTATATATATACAATGTCTAAAAAAGATGATTTAAAATTTGGTTTAGAAAATGAAAAAAAAACACTACCATTAATAGAACAATTTTTAGAAACAAAATTAAAAAAAGATGAAAATCCTTATTCAATTTATGATTGGTGGAATGAAACAAAAACAATTTTTGTAGAATTAAAAAGTCGTAGAATTGCACATAATCAATATGATACAGCAATAATAGGCGAAAATAAAATTAAAATGTGCAAAAATCCAGATATTAATTATTATTTTGTTTGGTTATATACTGATGGTTTATTTTATTTAAAATATGATAAAAAATTATTTGATTCTTTTGATGTAAAAGAAACACAAATAAAATTTAGATATGATGTAGGAAGACCAGAAATAAATAAAGTTGTTCATATCCCTTATAAATTATTATCAAAAATTCCAAATACTTTAATTTTACAAAAATAAAAAAGTTAATTACTAATTTACATATATTTTATATATATTTTAATAAAAAATATATAGAAAATAAAAAAATATATAGATAATATATATATATATAATGTCAGACAGAAACTACACTCAAGGATTTAGTGGTTGTGGCAAACCTTCAAACCGTATGAATCAAATGGGACGCAGACACGGTCAATATGTTTTACAACGTTTAGGACCTAAAGCACACGCAAAACTCGCCAGAGAATTAAGAGGTGGTGCGTGGTGGGATGTTTTTGACCCTAATAAGAACGGCGTATCTGCAGCGTTTCAAGATGTAGGTGCAAAAATTACTAATGAATTCACTAACCCAAATTCAGTTCTCGCTGTAGGTGCTAAAGATTTCGGCAATAAAGCATTAAATGAATTTACTGATCCTAATAGTATCTTAAGAGGTCAAGTTCTTCCAATTGCTGCGGATGTTGGATCAGTTCTTTCAATGGCAATCCCTGGAGCTGGTCCAGCGTTAAGTATGGGTTTAAAAGCTGTATCACTTGCAAACAAAGCAAATGAAGGAGCAAAAATGTTAGGTTTAGGACAACGCCGTAGAGGTCGCCGTGGTGGTGCTTGGGGTTTCAAAATGCCCAGTTTTTCACAAATACAAAACGCAGCCAAACAAGCACAAGATGCATATGCCCTCGCCCAACAATACTCACCAATGGTAAAAAGTGCATTAAACACATACGGCGGTGAATATGGTGCTTCAGCTGCTAATGCTTTAGGTCAAGTTGGTTTAGGTCGTCGCAGAGGTCGCCGTGGTGGTGCTTGGGGTTTCAAAATGCCCAGTTTTTCACAAATTTCAAACGCTGCAAAACAAGCTCAAGATGCCTATAAACTCGCCCAACAATACTCACCAATGGTAAAAGATGCATTAAATGCATACGGCGGTGAATATGGTGCTTCAGCTGCTAATGCTTTAGGACAAGTCGGTTTAGGTCGTCGCAGAGGTCGCCGTGGTGGTGCTTGGGGTTTCAAAATGCCCAGTTTCTCCCAAATCTCAAACGCTGCAAAACAAGCACAAGATGCCTATAAAATGGCACAACAATACTCACCAATGGTAAAAGATGCATTAAATGCATACGGCGGAGAATACGGTGCTTCAGCTGCTAATGCTTTAGGTCAAGTCGGTTTAGGTAGACGTAGAAGCGGTAATGATGGTAGATCTGCCCGTGCTGCTATTGTAAGACAAGTAATGATGGAAAGAGGCGTAAATCTTCCTACCGCATCAAGAATAGTAAAGAATGAAGGTTTATATTAAATAATCTAATTTCATCATTTAAGTTTTATAATAATATTTTATCTAATATTATTATATATATAAATGTTTAATAACTATCTTTCAACAATTCCACAAGTTGCGGACAATTTAAGAAAAAGTCAAAAAAGTGGTGCTGGTTATAAATATACACCAGAAGAATGGTCTGATTTAAAAAATGAAGTTGTAAAAGGACTACCCGATGTTAGATTGGTTGGATTTCATTCAAAATTAATAGATAGAGAAAATATTCTCCCTTCATTGAGTAGATCAAAGAAATCAGTTTTACAATATGCGAATCCAGCAGATTATGATTATCGCAATCGTTGGTATGAGGACGAAGTCAAAAATGTAATTAATGGTATAGAAAGTCAAGATTATTCAAAGAAATTAATTTTAACTGAAAAACAATACCCAGTTAGAAATAAAAATTCATCTGCAATGGTATTCCAAACATCTTATAATATGCCATCTTTTGGACAATCAAAATTTTCGGGTGGTTCTAATAACACTGAATCAAGTAAATTATCAGATGATGATTTTAATTTATATAGAGCAAATTTATTAAAAGATAGATTTGTAGAATATGATAATTTAACATCTCAAATATCAAGACCAACTCAAGGTCCTTCACAAATGCCAGATACAAATGCAGAATCAACAACAATAGATTTTATATTATCATCTATTGAAGAAAAAATAGGCGGAGGTATTGTTGATTCTTCAACCTATAATGATCTAATGAAATTATATTCTTATTATACTGGTAATATATGGAAATTTGAAGATACGACAGTATTAATTAATTTAATAAGAAGATTAGAAAATATTGCTGAAAATTCTGATGCGATTATAAAAAATAAAGAAAGCGATGAAGTAAGCGGAAGAAATCAAAAAGATATACAATATGCAGAATTATTCTCAAATACTATTCAAAAATTAATAACTTTTATTAATGAAAATATTGCATTTGTTGGTAGAAGTTCATCTGAAAGAAAAATTTTATCATCTGCTTTATCTCGTCAAATGTCAAAACCAAGTAAAAACGTTCTACCATCTATAAATATTGAACTTGCAAAACAAGATGATGAAGCAACCGCAGAAGCTCCAGAACTTCCTCCACCTTTTTCACTTCCTCCATCTTTCAGACCTTCAACAATGGCAAATGAAGAATTAAAACAAGTAGCATCTAAATTAGGTATTGTTGTTTATAATGTTGATTCAAAAGATGCTCTTAAAACATTAATATGGAATCAAATGAACCCTTCTAAACCTCAAGTTCCTTTAACTGTAAGACAAACAAATGCGAGACTAAAGAATCCTTCATTATATAGTTCAGTTGGTGTTGGTAGTGGTAGAAGACGCAGAAAAGGTTATGGTTTTATGGATACACCATTTAAAACAACAACACCCCAAAAAATAGTTAATAATTATAATATGGAAGATATGATGAAAAAGAAAAATATGTTTATAGCACAAAATGAAAATAGAAATGCTGAAATGGATGATAAACAATGTTTATCAAAATATCCTAATGATTTTGAAGCATATAATAAATGTAGCAGTGATAAGAGAAATGCAAGATCAAGAGGAATCGGTTATGGATATTAAAATAAATGATAAAATTGTTAAAAATATATAATTTATATATTTTTAATTACTGTAATAATGTAATTAAGTAAAAATCTAAAATCACATCATACTTATATGTAATAAAAATATTTTTATTACATATAATGATATATTATTCATACATTTTTACAATTATATATAATTACTATAATTAAAAATATATAGTTTTAATATTTTTATCTATTATTATTATATATATGACAAAAAGTTTTATTGATACTGTTTTTATCATCTACGATAGCAAAACAAAAGCCCTTTTATTAATAACTAATGATGAGAAACTGCAATTAAAAACATTAAGAACATTGATTCTAAATGATATGAATAACGAGAAGACCGATTTAGAAATGAAAATATTAAAAACCGATGATAAAGAAGAAGCTCAAATATTAAAAATGACAGTTGTGCAATTAGAACAACAAGAAAACAATAAAAATTTGAGATCTTATATCTTAAATGATAAAGTAGTTAATAGATATTATTTATATTCAAAAGAATTAAATAATACAGATACAAAAATATTTTTTAATTAATTATCTATATTTTTTAGTAATATTAGATATTTCAATTGGTTGTTTTGAATATTGTTTATTTTGTTTCATTGCTTTTTGTTTTTCTAATGTTGTTATATGGTATTGTTGTGGTGTCAAATTTTCAATTGCTTTTTTTGGTAGGTATCGCTCACCAGTTATATTAGAAGGCATACCAGATAAGGTTGTCCATTGTTGTTCTGACCATTTTGACAATGAATTATTTTTTTCTTTTGGTCCAATATATCCTCCGCCGAATTGTTTATATAATCTAACACATAATTGAGCTTTACGTGCAGACCATTGATGAGCTTTAGTTCCAGCAATTTCTAAAGACATAATATAATTTTTTATATATTGCCATAATTCCTCATTATCTCTTTTTATCATATATATAATATAATATATTTTATATATAATTAAATAATCATTACTTTTTTATTTGTTCTTTTTGTTTTTGGTGTTTGATGTTTTAATATATTAATATTAACTTCATCTTCTGTGTTAATATCTTCTTCTTCTTTTATATATTGTCTTTGTTCATTTAATGAGTGTCCCATCATTTCAGCATCGTTTTTCATTTCAGTTATATCATATTTAGATGATAAATAAATATGTCTTAACATAGATGAACCGACTTTTTTGCCGAATATCTTATTTAATATTCTGGTTATAGAATTGACTGCAATTAATGGCGATCCATCACTATATACTAAAAATTTAAAATGTGCATTTTTAGGGATTTTCTTTAATGTTGGGGTAGGATTTAAAGGATGAAATTTTAAATAAATCGTTAATGCTTCTAATAAATCCTTATTATCATTAAATTTAATTATTTGTTTTCCGTATTTTTTAGCTGTCTTATAGTGTAAGAAAATAAATTCTTTATTATTCCAATCTAAATAATTTTTATCTTTATCAGCTATTTCATTATAAGATGGCACAAAATACATATCCATATAATCTTGGTTTCTTCTGGGTGGGATATCAGAATATAATGATAAAACCATATGAGCAAGTAAAATATCAAATTGTGTAGGTGTTATTAATTTTTGATTTTCAAATGTTTTTATGGTTTCTTTTAGGTATGATTTAGCACTTAAAACTTCTCCCCAAGTAATCCAATTTTCATCTTGTGTTTTTGATTTTTCATTAACATTATTATTTTTCATTTCTGTTGCTTTATCCATCATTAAATCATAGTAATGTTCATATATTTTTTTATAACTTGGTTTATCTTTGTATAATGATAAAATAGATACTATTGATGATAACATAGTTTTTTTAGTATTATCTTTATATTCTTTTAATATCTCATCAATTGCAGAAGTATTCTTTAAAAAAGATAAGTTATTAAAAGATTGTTTATTATTTAAAACATATAAATTTTTTATGTATAATATCGCTGATGATTCAGTGATATTTTTTTTTGCAATTAATTCTTTTCCGAGTTCGTTCATAAAATCTGAAATACGATTCATATATATATATATTAGTTTAGATTTTTAATTTACATAAAATAAAAATCTAAACTATATTATATTATGGATAAATTTAAAAATGAAATTATAGAATTTGTAAAACTTTATAATAATATTGTAATAGATGAAGAACCAGATATAACAATAAAAAAATTAGAAGATTTTTTAGAGAAATCAAAAGAAGTAATTAAAATCATTGAAAAAATAAATGAAGAAAAAAAAAGTCATTTATATATTTTAGAAGATTTCACAAGAACATTTTTTAAATAATTAATTAGCATTAAATACTAATATTGCCTTATTATATAAATCAGCACCATATTTATCGTAGCAACTCATACTATTACCATTGGCATCAGTGCAACCGACAACAGAATTAAATGCTGGGTCATATCTAAATTTATCACCACCTTTTAATGAATACTTCATTCTTGAATCAACTGCTGATTTATTCCATTTATTATTAAAATCATCCATTGAGATATCACTTCTTGCTTGATTATTACATTGAATAGAATAAACATTACCACCGTAATCTTTGAAAAGTTCTTGGCATTTTTTAACTCTTATCATTTTTTGATCACGAGGATCACCGCGACCTACATTTCTTTTGTAAGGTATATATAATCTGCCACCATATAATGGAGAACGATTATTATTTTCTTTGTTTGGTCTATTAGATTCTAAACAATTTAATGGAACATTGCCGATATCTAAATTTGTTCCTACATCAACACCACGACGATTCGCCATTTTTAATCTTGTATCTCTTACATTTTCACAATTACATTCACACATTATATATATATTATATTATAAAATAATTTATAATATAATTATATGACTAAAAATTATAATTTATTAGAATTATTTAAAGGCACTGGAAGCGTCGGAAAAGTTGCTCACAAAATTTTTAATGTGGTATCATTGGACAGTGATCCTAAAGCACAACCAGATATTTTAACTGATATTTTAAAATGGGATTATAAGAAATTTTATAATCAAACTGGATTTATACCCGATTTTATTTGGGCTTCTCCTCCTTGCAATACTTACTCATCTTTATCTTATCCATTAAGAGAAAGACACCCACAAACAACTGAACCATATAGTGAAAGAGCAATAATAGGAACTAAAATTTTGCATCAAACAATTAAAATAATTGCATTTTTTCACAAATTAAACCCTAATTTAATTTTTGTAATAGAAAATCCTAAAGGAATGATGAGAAAAGATCCAGCAGTTCAACAATTTATTTTAAATTCTACTTTATATGTGTTATATGGTGATAAAAGAAGAAAACACACAGATTTTTTTAGTAATATAGATTTAGAATTAAAAGATCCAAAAACTCCTTATAATACTAAAACAGTCAGCATTGAAGATATCCCATTAAATGAAAGATATAAAATACCCCCTAATTTAATCAAACAAGTATTTAAACGATTTTTTGAGGAGTATTAACGAAGTTCAAAATCTTTTTTAAATTGTTTAATATTTTTATTAAGGTCTGGATATTGACCCCATAAAATTCTGGCACTTAAAGAACCAGCTGTGAATGGTGTTGTCCAATCTTCTCGTTTTTGATGGCGATTTAAATATTTGGATCTTCTAATCTCATCGTGGTGGATAGTAAAATCAGAGGCAGTTTTTTGTCCAAAGGGTATAATAAGAGGTTTATAATTTGCAGCTGAAAAAATAGCGTCAAATTTTTTGGCTGGTTTATGTGAAGGCACAATATCTAATTTTATATTATAGTTCATATAATATAAAATATATTTTTTTTGTCAAAAAATAGGGATTTGCAGAAAATCATAATGATTTTTATAATTTCCCTACTTTTTGTCAAACATAAGAATCATCTAAAAAGAAATTTGTATTTTTGGGTTTAGTGTATTTTTCATTAATTAAATTTAATTCTTCAAATAAATCAGTGAAAATATATTGAGTTGCTTTTGATTTTTCTGATTTCATTTGATTTTCAATGATTTGACACCCTAAAACATTGTTGATAGTTTTAATAATGCGTTGATTTATATTTTTTATGGTTGATGAATAGGTTTTTTTTATAAAATTTGTTGTATCATCACTTATAACAATTTTATTTAAATTTAATTCTTTTAGTTTAGTTATCTTATTATCTTTTAATACTTTTTTTATTAATTCATTATCAATATTATCAAAAAATAATCTACATCTATTGTCCCAAATTGTCGCTCTGTCTTCATTATCCATATAGAAAAAATGACAATCAAAATAAAATTTAGATAATGTAAATTTATCTAATTGTGTTGCTTTTGATATCCATACAGCTTCAGTTTCTATTTCTTTTGCAACTTTTTCATTAATTGTTGGTATCTTTTCATAACTCATTAACATTTTAGATTCAAATAATTTATTTTCAAATTTTTCTGTTTTATTAAATAGATGTTTTTTAATTTTAGATGCATCATAATTAGTCATAGAACAAAAAATATAAAATACATCCATAAAATTAGATTGTTTTTCATTAAATGAACTATCAATTAAAAATTTATAATTTTCATCTAAAGAGTGATACCATTCGGGATATTTTAAATTTTGTTTTTCCATTCTATCAAAGAAAAACATTTCAATAATATTTTCATTTGTTTTTCTTATTCTCATTGAAGTTTGTATTACATCTCTTACATTATTTACACAACCAGAAACTAATAAATATACTTTGTCAAATTTTGAACCTTCATAATTTACACCTACCGTGATTGATGAAGTAGTTATAATACAATCATATTTATCCCATTCTTCATTAACATTTGATATAGTATCTTTGATGGTATCATTCACATCTGCGTGATAAACTAATATTTTAGGTTTTATTATTTTACATCTTTCTAATAATACACTTTTTAATTCTTCAATAGAATAATGTTTTTTTGTTGCTGATTTGTAAGCGTGAAAGATATATAATTTTTTATTGTTATCTAATTCATTTGCAATTTTATTAATAGTGTTTTCATAACCGATATTTTCATTTAATATTTTTTTGATTGGTTTATATTTTGATGAATAAACTATGGTATCATTTACACCTATCATTTCTAAAAATTTAGTTGTTGTTGCTGTTGTAAATGCATCTAATAAAATAATTTTTTTAGAATTTTTAAATAAATCAACGAAATTTTTAAAATTTTTATCTCCGCTTTTGTCGTGGGTTTCTGAGTCCCAACCCTTAATAACTGTTTCTATCTCGTCAATAACTAAAACATCAAATTGATTAGTTTTTTGTAAATGGTTTAAACTTTCACATTCTATAATTAATGATTTTGCATTATTTATATTTTTTGATTTAGTTTCTTTTGTTTTGCCACAATTTAAATAATTTACTACATTCATTTTGTTATCAATAAATCTTTGATTTGTATTTTTAACTAAAGCAATGCGTGGTGTGATCCAAATGAAATTTTTCTTTTCTTCTTTTAAATAATTTACTGTCATTGTCGTTTTACCTCCTCCCATACCAATATTAAATATTACTGCTTTATTAGATGTTAAAAAGTGTTGTTTTTCAATTCTTTCTATTTGTATTGATGGAATATTTAAAGTTTCAATAAATTTTTTGGTTATCATATCATTAGGTTTTTCAACTTCATTTAATTCTGGATACCAAAAAGACAATAAATTAATAAAACATTGTTTTGACATTTTATAGTCGTCTTGATTTGATATTTTTAACCAATGGTGATTCATCCATTTATTTCTTCTTTGTTCAGAATTATCTTTAATTTTTGCCCATTCCCAAAAATCATCAAATGTTAAACCATTATTAAAACAAAATAATGCAACTTTCCAACTAATTGTATGGTTTGTTTCTTCACTATTTGGCATCATTTTTAATAATTTTTTAGAATCATTCAAATCTTCGGGTTTAAAATCTGCATTTAATTTAATTGGTTTTACATTGATAATATCATTAATTTCTAAATCGTGATTTGGTATATCTTCAGAAATTTTAAAATTAAATGTTTTTTCATCACCTTTAAAAAATGACATAATTAAATGATTTTTTGGGTCTTGATCTTCAATTATTAATTGTTTTGGTTTTTCTGGTTTTGATTGATTTATACATTTCATAGGTCTATTATCAGTGTAAATTTTCCAATCAAAATAAGGACAATCATTTTTATTTATGCATTTTACTATTTTCTTTAATTCTAATAATTCTTTTTTATTATTTATTACGTATTCTGGAAGTGTTATATGATAAGTTTTTTTATCTTCGTTTTCATAACCACTAATTGCCATTTTAACATCGCCGAAATATTTTTTAATAGTATCTTTTACAAGTTCTAACGATAATTTGGTTGGATCTTTTCCGTCAATATCAAAATGAATTTTTTTAGGGTATGAGTGTAAAATTTCACATAAAAATGCATTATTATTAGTAATTAGTGGTATTATTTCATTTTCTTCAAATATTCTAATACCATATCTACCATTTAATAAACAAGCTATTAATTTTTGATTAGGTTTTATTATCTTTAATAGGTCTGATTGAGACCCTTTACTGCAAGACCAAGAAAGGTTTAAGAAATTTCTTTTAGACATTTTATTATATATATTATATATATATAAAATATTCTTTAAGTTAAAATTAATTAATATTTATTAAAAATTAATTAAATCTAAATCTTTTTATACAATTGTTATTATATTATCTTTTATCTCTATTTTCTTTCCAAGGTCTAAACATTTTTTTATTAAATCATTTACTATATCATTTTTAGGTTGTTTTTCTTTTTCTTCTAACTTTTTTAAATGTTTTTTAGAGCGGATATGATGACTTTTATTCATTACTGAATACTTACCATCACAGATATCACATTTATGAATTTCATCTTTATGTTTTTCATAGTAGGTTGTATTATATTGTTTTTGTTTGTTTTCCATTATATATATTAATAGTATATATAATTATTTGTTTAAGTTAAAATTAATTATTATTAATTTTAATTTATTAAAATCTAAATCTTTTTATTTAATCGCATAATTGTTCATATTCATCTATTTCATACATTTTTATTTCTTTTACATTCTCTTTTCCTCTTGTTGCAAATTTATCATTTAATGTTTTAGGGTATTCATAGGTGTATTTACTGGTTTGATTATTGTCCCAACCTTGAAATTTAGTTTCAATAAATTGCAATTTATACATTTTAGAAGTTTCACCTACAATAATCGCTCTATCTGCTCTTCCCCAACCTCTACCGCTATAAACATTTACAACTTTATATATTTTATTATTTATTTTTATTTCTTTTGGTTTATTTAATTCATTTTCTTCCATACGTTTCATTTCTTTTCTAATATCATCAGTTATTTTTTCTAATTCATTATGTTTTATTACTTGTTCTGGTGTTAAATTGTCTCTACCTCCAAAATTTCCAACTGATTTTCTAAAATAAGCATTATCTTCATTTCTTGCTTTAATAAAATCTTTTTGTAATTGTCTATATTTTAATAAGTTATCTTCATCTGGTGTTAATTTTGGTTTTTCTGCTTCTTTGATAACAATGCTATTTTTATAAATATAACCATTTAATAATATTTTGATATCATCTTTACCTTGAACATTGTTATTTAATAAACTTAAGACTTGTTTGAGTGTGGTTTGTTCGTTTCTGAGTGTTTCTAATGCTTGAGACATTTGGGTTTTGTATATATAATATATATATATATTATTTCTTTAAGTTAAATTAATTAATATTTATTAAAATTTATTAAAATCTAAATATTTTTCTGTAAATTAATTAATAATTAATTAAAATCTAAATCTTTTTATAGAAAACCCTTTATTTTCTTTATGTTCTTTATATGGTCTTCTAACATTGTTTTTTCATTCCAAAAATGATACATACCTAAAATTGGTATAATAGAACAAATATATGGATTTATTATTATATATTTCATATAATAATAAATATTTTAAATTTGACAAAAAGTAGGGATTTAATAAAAATCATTATGATTTTCTCAAAATCCCTACTTTTTGTCAGATTCTTTCGGAATACCTATTTTAAAACTCTTTTGTGTTTTTATATCTTGATTAGGTGGCGTTGTGTTTTCAATATCTAAACTTAAGACTATTTCTTTTTCTGAACAACAATGAGACCTTAACCTCTTATGGTTGAAAATTGATAAAACTGTTCCTCCGATTGATACCACCAATGCAACTATTGACAAAATACTATTTGAATCCATATATTATTATATTATAAATTATTTTAACTAATATATAATATATATGAATATAAATTATGAAACTATTGAAGAATACCCATTAGGGGACGATGATATTAGAAAAATTTTAGGCAATAATATCAATATAATTGCATATCCAGAATTGGATAATTATAATGATGTTGATGAAATATTTGATGATCAAAATAGAGTTATTATTTTATTTTTAACTACTGATAAAAACACTGGTCATTGGTTATGTCTTCATAAAGATAAACAAGATAATATTTTTTATTTTGACCCATACGGCGAAGGCATTGATAAAAATAAAAAATGGTTGACAAGATCTAAATTAGAAGAATTAAATCAAGATAAAATAAGTTTATTAAGATTATTGAAAAATACTGCAAATAATGGAGTTTATTATAATACTTATGATTTTCAAGACGATAGAAAAGGTATAAATACGTGTGGTCGTCATTGTTGTGTGCGTCTTTTATATAAAGATTTAGATTTAGATGATTATTACGATATGATAAAAAAGTCAAATTTAACACCCGATCAATTTGTCTCAAAAATTACATTTAATATAATTAAAAAATAATGTAATATTATATATATAAAATGTTTTCAAGAAATTTTAGATCTAATGTGCAAAATTTAGGAGTTGCAGATGAAGACGGCGATTATGATATTACATATTATAATGTTGATATTATTAACGGTAGAACTCAAAACTCTGTAAATGTTAATGATGATCCCGTAGTATCTTTTAAAGAATCTCGCAGTGTTCCTATTGTTTATGATACTACTAAATTTGAATTTTCTATTATTAGATTTCAATTAAATGGTGTAGGAAAAAATCTACCTTTATTTATACCACAAATTGCTATCGGTGCTGAAAATCCTTTAATTATTTCAAATCCTACAGCATCCGTTAATTTTACTACATATACTTTTGGTTTATCATTGAAAAAAGGCGGAAATACTTATTATGCCTCAAGAAATTTAATTTATATACCAGAAAATTTAACATATACACAAAATAATATAAATCAATATCCAAGAACACCTTTAAAATCTCAAGATTTAACAAATGATTATTATTTTGTTTATACTTATGATCACTTTGTAAAATTAGTAAATAATACATTTAACCAATTAAAAGCTGATTTAGTTGTATTAGTTGGGGGTGCTATTACTTCATACGCTCCATTTATGACTTATGACGCTCCAACTGGTTTATTTAGTATTTATTATGATACATCATCATTTGGTATAACTGGAGCAACTGAAGAAATGAATTTATATTCAAATAATAATACTTTTGGTTTATTTGCTTCATTTGATACTGATAATATAGACCCTTCAACATTAACCGTAAATTCTTCATCAACAAATGGTATTATAGATACTGTTGCGGGAAATAAAAATGAACCTAATATTTATAATGTAAATAATAAATTAAATACCAATTTATGGTTGCCCAATGTATATACTGGATTTCCTACACTCGCCACATCTTATTATAAAATAACTCAGAATTATATTGCAACTTCATCAACTTGGAATCCTATCCAATCAATTGTTTTCTGCTCTGGATTACTACCAGTTGTGAATGAATCAATATCTGCTCCTATTGTATATGGAACTTCAAATGATGAAGGATCAAATATTAGTGCTGCATTTAGTCCAATTATTGCAGATCTCGCCGTTGATATGAAAAGAGCGGAAGATTATAGTAATTTTATTTACTATGAACCCAATGGAGAATTTAAAATGGCCTCAATGGTTGGAGGTTCTAATGGTGCTTTAACTGATATAGATATTCAAGTATACTGGAAGAATAGATTAGATAATAAATTATATCCAATAAGAATGTATAATTTTAGTTCTGTATCTATGAAAATGTTATTTAGAAAAAGATTAAAGAAATAATAAAAAAGATATAATCTACTAAAAAATATTTAATATTAAAAAATATTAAATATTCTTATATTATATATATATAATGTCTGACATTCAAAAAATTTCAGTCTTTGACGAAAGAATTGTTCAACGCTCACCCGTTCAATATGCAGTTGAACAAGGTGCTGCAAGTGCTACAAACACAAATTTTGTAGCTTTATCTCAATCAACATCTCAACATACCTATCAAATTCAAGTCCCAAGTGAGAACGTTTTTTTAGATAAGGCTTTAGATTGGTCATCCACAGTTTATATTTCAGTTGATGTCGCTATCGCTGTTCCCGTTGCTGGTGATCAAGTTTTAGTTTTAGGTCGTGATGCTGCTCTCGCTCCATTTCCGCTCCATCAATGTGTTTCAACAATGACTGCTACCATAAATGATACCACAGTTTCATTAAATACATCCGATGTCCTACCTCAATTATTAAGACTTTCAGATAATATGAAAAATCGTGAATTAAGAACTTGTCCTACTTATTTAGATACCTACAGAACATATAATGACGCTGCTGGAACTTGGAATAATCCT